AGAATGGGAGAAACAGATGTATCAACTGCAAATAAACCAGATTCTCAAAAAATTATTGTTTCCAAACAACCAACTCTTGGAGCATTATTTAAATCACAAAATGGAGCAACTTGGACAGCATCAGATTTGGAAGATTTGAAATTTACCTTATATAGAGCAGACTTTGTAACTTCACCAGCATCATTTAGATTCTACAATCCAGATTTATCTATTGGTAATAATCAAATTGTAACATTAAGAAAAAATCCAATTAATGCATATTCAAATTCTGCATTAATTGGTTTAGGTAAGAGTTTATCTTCTTCTGAACAAACTTCATTGGTTATAGGAAATACAATTAGTCAAACAACTAATACCAATTTCACTTCAAACCTCAAATCTCTTGTTGGTGCAGTTGGAATTGGTTCGACATTGACATTAACAAATGTTGGTTCTGGGTTCACGAGTGGAGCAACAATATATTCAGATATAAGTTTGATATCATTAACAGGATTTGGACAAAATGCAAAAGTCAATCTTTCGATTTCTTCTGGTGTAGCAGTTGCTGCAACTATTACTGATGGTGGTTTTGGATATGCTTCTGGTGATACATTGACCGTAAGTTCTACAGATACAAATAATCTTGGGAAAAATCTTATTTTAACTATTCCAAATAATGTTGGAATTATTTCAGCAGTTAATTCTATTATTGTTGATAATATTCAAGGAAAATTAGATACATCAGGAACAAAAACAATCACAAACAATGGTTCTTCTATATCAGGAGCAACTGTAACTAGTAATATTAATATTTCTGATGGATTACATTTTAAAGTGAATCATCAAAATCATGGAATGTATTCTCCAATCAATCAAGTTACTTTAAGTGGAATTGAATCCGATATTGCTCCTGTCAAATTGACTTCTGATTATTCTTCTACTTCTACCAGTGATATTACATTAGATTCAATTGGTACTTTAGCAACCTTTGAAAATATTGCTGTGGATTTGAATAATCCAGGTTATGTTATTATCGATAATGAAATTATAAAGTATACGAATACTAATGGAAATACTTTAACTGGTATTAGTGGTGGAAGAGGAATTGATAATACAGTTCCAACATTACATTTAGCAAATGCTTCTGTATTCAAATATGAGTTTAATGGAGTTTCACTTAGAAGAATTAACAAAACTCATAAATTTACAGATGTTGATTTGGTAAAATACCCAATTGAACTTGATTCTTATCATATAAAAATAGACCAATCAAAATCAGGTCTAGATAGAAGTTCTGGACCAACAAATCCAGAATTATTCTTCAAACAAACTAAATCTGGTGGTACATATTCAACAACACCAACTGTTGGATCTTTTAATGGACCAAAAGCAACACAAAATATTACATTCAATGGCATTAGACCAAATATACAAACATTATTACCAGAAACAACATCAGTTGAAGCAAGAGTCAGAACAACAACTGGAACAAGCGTGAATGGAAATGAAATTTCATTCACAGATAGGGGTTTTGAAGATATATCATTAAATTCTACCAATCAACTAAGTGAAACTAGTGCAATTTATTCTAAAGTAAATGAACTTTCAAATTTAACTAATTTACCAGGAAATAGATCATTTACTATGGAACTTCTTTTGTCAACAGGAGATAAAAAAGTATCTCCAATGATTGATTTACATAGAGTAAATATAATTACAACAATGAATAAAATCAACAATCCTGTTTCTGATTTTGTTTTAGAACCAAGAGTTAATCAATTAAGTGGTGATCCAAATGCAGCAATTTATGTTTCTAAGATTGTAAAAATACAAAAATCAGCAGATAGTTTAAAAGTTCTCTTTGATGCTTATAGACATTCATCAAATGATATTAGAGTTATGTATAGATTGCTTAGGAACGATACTCCAGATTCACAACAGTTATATGAATTCTTCCCAGGGTATGATAATCTTGATGAAAATGGAAACGTAATCAATTCTTCAAAAAATAATGGACGACCTGATAGATTTGTTCAAGCATCAAATACTTTAAATGATTTTGGTAATTATGAATTTACTGGTAAAAATATAACTCTATTTAATGGATTTCAAATTAAAATCATTATGACTGGAACAAATCAGTCATATGTTCCACTTATTAGAGACCTAAGAGTAATTGCATCAATATGATACCAGTAGAAGGTCACAAAGGATTGTATCGTGATGAAAATTCAAACGCAATTGTAAATTGCAATGATTATGAATATCAAGAATATTTGAGAACTAAAAATTCAATGTTGAATGAAAAAAATGAAATTCAAAATTTAAAAATTGAATTAACTGAAATAAAATCATTGCTAGCAAAACTATTAGAAAATAAATCATAAATATATTAGGAAAGATTTTATCTAGTTACCATAATGGCAGTATATGTATCCAATATAGCAATTCCAGGGGGTTCTGATTTTCAACAAACTTTTTATCTTGAATCAGTGTCAAATACTCCTTTGAATTTGAATGGATATACTGGATATGCACAATTAAAAAAGTCATCAGCATCGTTAAATAGTGCAGCTGCTTTTACTGTTTCCTTTCCAAATCCCTCTCAGGGATTGATAAAAATATCTTTAGGTTCATCCATCACAACATCATTAAGACCAGGAAGATATTGTTATGATATATTATTGGAGGGTGGAGGAACAAAAACAAGAGTTGTTGAAGGAAGTGCATTAGTTACTGCCGGAATTACCATCGCATAAAAACAATGCCAAACGACCCAATACAAACAAGATTTGGTGCAGGAAATGCTGTTAGAGTAGTTTCTGCTGTCGCAAACTTAAGTATGAGACTTTCAGATTTGAGTGATGTTAATAATTTATCAGATATACCAAATAACTCTATTTTAGTTTATAATTCAACAACACAGCAGTGGGACCCATTACCATATATTGATGGTGGTACATACTGATAAATAATTAGAGTCTTCAATTGAATAATGTCTCAACCATCAAGTCGTCAGGGATTAATTGATTACTGCTTGCGAAAACTTGGATATCCTGTTTTAGAAATTAATGTCGATGATGACCAAATTGATGATTTGGTGGATGATGCTATTCAATATTTTAATGAAAGACATTATGATGGTGCAGCAAGAGTATATTTAAAGCATAAACTTCTTCCAGATGAAAAAACTACAGTAAGAACAAACACCACAAATTCAACTGGAAATTCTTCTATTGGAATAACAACAGTCACCTATCAAGAAACAAATAATTTTATTCAACTTCCAGATACAGTTATTGGAGTAAATAACGTATTCAAATCAGATGCAAATACCATATCATCTGGTCTTTTTAATATTAAGTATCAAATATTTTTGAATGATTTGTATTATTATGGTGCTCTTGATTTGTTAAATTACGCAATGGTAAAAACACATTTGGAAGATATTAGTAGATTAATAACTCCAGATGTTCAATTAAGATTTAACAAAAAACAACACAGACTATATTTGGATATAGACTGGGCAATGGTAAATGAAAATAGTTATATTATTGTTGATTGTATTCGAATTGTAGACCCATCAGATTTTTCTGCTGTATATAATGATTGGTGGTTAAAAAGATATTTGACTGCAATTATTAAAAGACAATGGGGACAAAACTTAATTAAATTTAATGGAGTTCAACTTCCTGGTGGAATTACAATGAATGGTGAAAGAATATTAAATGATGCGATTAGAGAAATTGAAGAACTTGAAAAAGAACTTAAGACTGAATATGAATTACCTCCAATGGATATGATAGGATAATGTCTCCACTAAATCCCTATTTCTTACAAGGTTCTTCAAATGAACAAAGACTTGTTCAAGATATAATTAATGAACAATTGAAGATGTATGGGCAAGAAATTGTGTATATGCCCAGACAGTTCATTAGTGAGAAAAAAATTATCAAAGAAGTTGTAGTATCAAAATTTGATGATAGTTTTATAATTGAAGCATATATTTCAAATTTTAATGGATTTGGAGGACAAGGAGATATTTTATCAAAATTTGGAGTAAAAACAAGTGATGAATTAACTCTTATTATTTCAAAAGAAAGATATGAAGATTTTATATCTCCATTTTTAATTGGTGACCCGGATTTAAAAATTGCAACAAGACCACAGGAAGGTGACTTAATTTATCTTCCATTGGATAATGGTCTTTTTGAAATTAAGTATGTTGAAGGAAAAGTTCCATTTTATCAACTAAACAATCTATATGTCTATGAATTAAGATGTGAAATCTTTAGATATGAGGATGAACTTATTGATACTGGTATCGATGAAGTTGATAGAACTGTTCAAGATTTTGGTTATATTCAGACTATTAATATGATTAAGGATACTGCACTTGGAGCAAAAGCAAGGGCAAATCTTGCGTCTATACAAAAATCAGTTCAATATATTGATTTGATAAATGATGGAACTGGTTATCTATCAACACCAAAAATCAAAATCACAAAAGCACCTGTAGGTGGAATAGACGCAACTGCTGTTGCTATTATGACTAGCAAAACAGGAAGAACTGGAAATTCAATTGATAAAATTCTTATAGTCAATCCTGGTGCTGGATATACGCAAATACCATCAGTTACAATTGTTGGTCAATCTGGTTCCGGTGCAATTGCAACAGCAATTATTGCATCTGGAACTTTAGGTATTGTAACCATTACTTCTGGTGGAAGTGAATATTCATCTGCTCCTATTGTTTCCATAACTCCTGCTCCTGTTGGTGGAGTAAATGCAACAGCAGAAGCAGTAATAACAGTTACTGGAATCGTAACAGCAATTCGTTATACCAATGCTGGTGCTGGATATACTGTTAGACCAACGATTACACTTTCAAGTCCGATTGGTATTTCTACTGGAGACTTTATATTTAATGAAGTGGTTAAAGGTGTTTCTAGTGGAACTACTGCTTATGTAAAAGATTGGGATGCTGATACTAGAGCACTTAAAGTTTCAATAGTTGGTTCAAATTTTGCAATTGGTGAACTTGTTGTTGGTGCAGCAGCAACACATAAAATATATTCAATCGATACATTTGATGAGTATGATTCCTATGCAGAAAATATTGAAATTGAAGATGAAGCAGATGATATTATTGATTTTTCTCAAAAGAATCCTTTTGGCAATTACTAAATAATTAATAAACAGTGTTGTTATGTTGGGAACTTATAGTTACAATGAAATAATCAGAAAAACTATTGTTGCTTTTGGTACACTCTTCAATGAAGTGTATATCAAGCATGAGGAGGAGGATGGTACTGATTATAGTTTTATAAAAGTTCCCATTGCTTATGGTCCAATTCAAAAGTTTTTAGCAAGAATAGAACAAAAACCAGATTTGAGAAAAAGAGTTGCAATGACTCTTCCTCGAATGTCTTTTGAAATGACGAGTTTAAAATATGATAGCAGTAGAAAAGTTTCTGCTATGCAAACATTTAAGGCAATAAAAACTAATGATAGAACAGAACAAGTTAAAGTTTTTATGCCTGTTCCTTATAATATTGGATTTCAACTTAGTATTATGACTAAATTGAATGATGATATGCTTCAAATTGTAGAACAAATTCTTCCAACATTTCAACCAAATTTTAATTTAACAATTAATTTAATTTCTTCAATAGGAGAGAAAAAAGATGTTCCAGTAATTCTAGAAGGAATTAATATGGAAGATAATTACGAAGGTGATTATAAAGAAAGAAGAGCTTTAATATATACATTAAATTTTACGGCAAAAACATATCTATTTGGTCCAATTCCTGATAGTACAGATGGAATAATCAAAAAAGTTCAAGTTGATTATTATACAGATACAAATGTTAGAAATTCTTCAAGACAATTAAGATATACTGCTACGCCAAGAGCACTTAAAGATTATAATAATGACAATACAACAACGCTTACTCAAAATATTGATGATAAAGTAACTATATTTGATGTTTCAAGTTCCGTATCATTAGTCAATAATTCTTATATTATGATTGGCAGCGAAGAGATGTATATCAAAAATATTTCTGGAGATACTCTAACTGTAACAAGAGGACAAGACAATACAATAATTACTTCTCATAGTGAAGGTGATTCAATTAATGTAATTACAGTGGAAGATGATGAATTAGTTGGAATGGATGATGATTTTGGATTTAATGAATCTCGCTTTGATTTTGGTGATGGTAAAGTTTATAGTACAACAAAAGGAATTGATGTATCATTATGAAAAATAAATTTGAAAATATAGATGAAGCATTAGAGATAGAAGCAACCTCTGTTTCAAAAGAGATTGTAAAAAAATCAAAAGAAGCAATATCAAAACCAACTTCTGGAGAAGAGAGTGATAAGGACTATGAATATACAAGAGTTAATTTATATTCATTAATTGAAAAAGGACAAGAAGCAATTGATAATATTATGGATTTAGCACAACAAAGTGATAGTCCAAGAGCATATGAAGTTGCAGGTCAGTTGATTAAAAATGTTGGTGATGTGACTGATAAATTGATTGATTTACAGCATAAGATGAAAAAACTTAAAGAAGAAGACCCACGAGGACCTTCTACTGTTAATAATTCTGTTTTTATTGGTTCAACAGCAGACCTTCAAAAATTATTGAAAAAGGGTTTGATGGACTCTAAATAATTAAAAAATTTCTAATGAAAACTTTTCAGGAATTTATTTTAGAATCACATTGCAATAACAGTCCAAAGGGAATGGACTGCCCATCACATGGAAGTGCAAAGTGCCCTAAAGTAAAACCACACAAAACGGTTGAAGCAATTGCGACAAAGCACCGTTTAGAAGTGTCTTTTATTGAAAAACAACTTAAGATGGGAATTCCCATTGAACATGAGCACACAAAAAACAAAACACTAGCAACTAATATAGCACTTCAACATCTTGAAGAAATTCCAGATTATTATACTCGTCTCAAAAAAATGGAAGCAAGTGCGAAAAAAGAACATAAAAAGTTTAAAGATGTAAAAGAAACAGTTACGATTGAAGATGCGAATGGGAATACATTTTTAGAAGTTATTGATTTAATTAAACCAGAAAAAATGAAAGGTGTTAGTGAAGAATCAAAGTCCGGTGATTCATCTCTTCATGATTGGTTTTCAAAAAGCAAATCAAGTGATGGAAAACCAGGATGGGTTCAGTTGGGAGGTAAATACGCAGGAAAACCTTGTGCTAGTCAACCAGGACAAACCACTAAACCAAAATGTGGTTCATCAAAAATGGCTGCAAATATGTCTGATGATGAAGAGGATGCAGCAGCAAGAAGAAAAAGAAGAGAAGACCCAAATCCAGATAGGTCAGGACAAGCAAAAAATGTTGCAACTGAAGAATTTGTAAATGAAGATGCTTGTAAAGAAAAAGTAAAATCTCGTTATAAAATTTGGCCTAGTGCTTATGCTTCTGGAGCAGTTGTAAAATGTCGTAAAGTTGGTGCTAAAAATTGGGGCAATAAAAGCAAAAATGAAGACGTAAAAGAAGGGTATACACGAATACAGTCTCGTGGTTCTACTTATAGTATTCTGTTAAATTGGAGAGGAAAATATATTTCAGCTCAAATGTTTTTCCCACAATTTGCTAGACCCCCAAAAGATCAGGTCACTTTTGAGGTAAGAAAGATATATCCTGGTGCGATTGTATTATCATACAATCCAGCACCAAAAGACCCAACAAAACCTTTACTATTCACAGGAACTGAAAATGGATCCAAATGATATTAAATTAGACAATCTTTCTAAGATTTTTGAATATGAAAGAATTTCTAGAGAAATTGATTCTTGTAGTGATATAGAACTTTTGAAGAATATATCAAAATCTTATGTAAAACTTTATTTTAAACAACAAGAAACAGTCGCAAGTATGGCTATTAATTTATGAATGAAAAAAATTATAAGGGTAATCCAAATTTAAAAGCTGAAAATGTTAAGATTGAATTTACAACAGACCAAATTCAAGAATATTTAAGATGCAAAGATGATCCAATTTATTTTGCAAAAAATTATGTAAAGATAGTTTCTTTGGATCATGGTTTGATGCCATTTAAAATGTATGATTTTCAGGAAGAATTGATTACAAACTTTCACCAAAATAGATTTAATATTGCAAAACTTCCTAGACAGACAGGAAAATCAACAACTGTTGTGTCATATCTTCTTCACTATGCTCTTTTCAATGACAATATAAGAATTGCAATTCTTGCAAATAAAGCAGCAACGGCAATAGAACTTTTAGGTAGATTACAATTGTCTTATGAAAATTTACCAAAGTGGTTGCAGCAAGGTGTTGGTTCTTGGAATAAAGGTTCGTTAGAACTTGAAAATGGTTCTAAAATTGTAGCAGCATCTACATCATCATCTGCTGTTCGGGGAAATTCTTTCAATATTATTTTCTTGGACGAATTTGCGTTCATTCCAAATCATATCGCAGAACAGTTTTTCTCTTCTGTGTATCCTACCATTTCTTCGGGAACAAGTACAAAAGTTATTATCATCTCAACTCCGAATGGGATGAATATGTTTTACAAACTCTGGCACGATGCTGAAAGAGGAAAGAATGGTTATATTCCGTTAGAAGTTCATTGGTCTGCAGTTCCCGGAAGAGACGCAGAGTGGAAACGACAAACAATTGCAAATACTTCCGAAAGACAATTTACGCAAGAGTTTGAGTGTGAATTCTTGGGGTCTGTTGATACTTTAATTACTCCATCAAAACTCAGAATGATGGTTTATGATGATCCACTCACTAGAAGCAAAGGAATGGATGTATATGAACAACCAATAGAAAAGCATACTTATCTAATGACTGTGGATGTATCTCGTGGAATGAGTAATGACTACTCTGCATTTATTGTATTTGATATTAGTCAATTTCCATATAAAATAGTTGCAAAATATCGAAATAATGAAATTAAACCTATGCTTTTTCCAAATATTATTCACGATATAGCAAAGGCATATAATAAAGCATTTGTTCTTGCAGAAGTAAATGATATTGGTGAACAAGTATCAAGCATACTTCATTTTGATTTAGAATACGATAATATTTTGATGTGCTCAATGAGAGGAAGAGCAGGTCAAATGGTCGGTCAGGGATTTTCTGGAAAGAAAACTCAACTTGGAATTAAAATGTCCAAAACAGTTAAAAAAATTGGGTGCTCAAACTTAAAAACAATTATTGAAGATGATAAATTAGTCATCAAAGATTATGATATTATTAGTGAATTAACAACCTTTATTCAAAAAAGTCAATCATTTGAAGCAGAAGAAGGGTGTAATGATGACCTTGCAATGTGTCTTGTAATTTTTGCTTGGTTGGTTGTTCAGGACTATTTCAAGGAGATGACAGATAATGATGTTCGTAAAAGAATATATGAAGATCAAAAAGACCAAATTGAACAGGATATGGCTCCATTTGGTTTTATGTCTGATGGATTGAGTGATGAAACTTCATTTGTTGATAATGACGGTGATAGGTGGCATTTGGATGAATATGGAGATAGATCTTATATGTGGGAGTATCAGTAGCAGATAAGGTTAGTAATTTATAAATACTTCTAGGCAAAAATGAACTTCTTCAAGAGGGGAAAAAGATGGCGTTAAATTTAGTATCACCAGGCGTCAAGATAAGAGAAGTTGACTTAACTGTTGGGGGAATTACCGCAGCAAATAATCAAGTTGGCGCTATTGCTGGTCCTTTTCAAAAGGGTCCAGTTGATGTACCTATTTTAATTGAAACTGAGAATGATTTACTCAATACATTTGGAAAACCAATTTCATCAGACTCACAATATGAATATTGGTTGGGTGCTGCTTCATATCTTTCTTACGGTGGTGTTCTAAGAGTTGTAAGATGTGATGGAACAAATTTAAACAACTCAAATTCTGGAACTAATGCAGATTCAGTAACATTAAAAATCAAATCAACAGAAGATTATAATAATAATTATTCTACTGCTACTGATTGGAATTGGTCTGCTAGGAATCCAGGTTCTTGGGCAAATAACTTAAAGGTTTGTGTAATTGATGCAGCAGCAGACCAAAGAATTGCTATTGGAACTTTTGGATTAAATGTTGGATATGCTATTACATCTGCTTTCTCTCAATCAGTTGCTGGTGTTGGAACAGTAACAACAGAAACAGGAGTTCTTAAAGGTATTATTACCAGAGTCAATGATGGTTCAATTGATGTAAAAATTACTGCAAAATCTTCTGGTGCTGGATCAACTGTATTTACTGAAACTTCTTATGCAGAAGGAAGTGTAAATTCATTTGGTGTCGGAAACATCAAGATTGTAGATAATAGTGGCAATCTCACCAAAGTTGAAAGTTCAACAATTTCAAAATTCTATGGTGTAGTTAGTAGTGGTTCGACGGTAATTAATCCCATCAATTTAGGTACAACTCTTCCGACTGGAATTAATAATACACAATACATCGTTTCTGTAGGAAATTCTGGTGTAGAATCCACAACTAGTTTTGTTGGATTGGGAACAACAACGGTCAATGGAGCCCTACAAAATACCATTCTTTTAAGTGCAGCAGCAACTGCATCAGGAACATTCAAACTAGCAGTTCTTAATTCTGGCAATTCTGGTGAAACAATTTCTGCACCTTTAGATTGGTACAATCAACAAACTTTGGGATTAACAAATTCTACTGTTTATTGGAGAAATATTGCACCAAGACCAAGAACTTCTGAATATGCTTCGCAAAGAAATGGAGCAAATGACGAACTTCACATCGTTGTTGTTGATGATACTGGAGAAGTAACTGGTACTGCTGGTAATATTCTTGAAAAATACACCAATATGTCTAAAGCATATGATGCTAAGATTTCACCATCAGAAGGAAATTATTATAAAACCATTATTGCTGCAAATTCACAATATATTTTTCCTGGGTTTGCTCCAGTTGGTAGTCCTTCTAAATTCTTAACAGTATCAGGATTTTCAAATGCATCCGATACTACTTGGGGTCTAGATGCACAAAACAATACATTTAATGTAATTGGTGCAACAACTTACAACTTAATTGGTGGTAAAGATTATTCTGGAACTAATAATATTGGTGGTTATTCAATTTCTTTAACAAATGTTGTTAGTGGATATAGAAACTTCACAAATCCAGCAGAATATCAAATCAACTTCTTAATTAATGGTCCTTCTGGTGGTACTACAATTTATGAATCACAAGCAAAAGCAAATGAATTAATTGCAATTGCAGATGTTCGCAAAGATTGTATTGCTGTAATTTCACCACATAGAGCAGGTGTTGTTGATGTAGCAAATTCTGATACTCAAACTAATAATATTGTTAAATTCTTTGACCCATTAGCATCATCATCTTATGCAGTATTTGATACTGGTTACAAGTATGTTTATGATAGATTTAATAATCAATTTAGATATATTGCTTGCAATGCTGATGTTGCAGGATTGATGGCTAGAACATCAATTAATAATTATCCTTGGTTCTCACCTGCTGGTGCAAACAGAGGAGTATTAAATAATGCAGTTAAACTTGCATATAATCCTTCACAAGCACAAAGAGATACTCTTTATCCAAAGAGAATTAATCCAATTATTTTCTCTCCTGGTGCTGGCATTATTCTCTTTGGTGATAAGACTGCACTTTCATATACTTCGGCATTTGATAGAATTAACGTTCGTCGTTTGTTCCTCACACTTGAATCATCAATTGAAAAAGCAGCAAGAGCACAACTCTTTGAATTTAATGACACAATTACTAGAGCAAACTTTATCAATATCGTTGAACCATATCTCCGTGATGTGAAGTCAAAAAGAGGTATTACTGATTTTGTTGTTGTGTGTGATGAGTCAAACAACACTCCAGCTGTTATTGATGGAAATCAATTCAAGGCTGATATTTACATTCAACCTGCAAGATCAATCAACTTTATTGGATTGACTTTTGTTGCTACTCGCACAGGAGTCAGTTTTGAAGAAATTATCGGTACTGTTTAATCAACGAGGTAAAAAACTATGCCAAACACTCCTGGAACAGCAACTGGTGGCGGAATTTCACCAGGTTCAAGAACCCTAAATGACTTTAAGAATAGAATTTCTGGAGGTGGAGCAAGACCTAACCTCTTTGAATGTGAAATTAATTTTCCAACAGGTATTACTTTAACTGATGATGCTACTGATGTGGCACTAGTAGAAAAAACTAGATTTTTAGTTAAAGCAGCATCATTGCCTGGTTCAACAATCAATGTAATTGATATTCCTTTTAGAGGAAGAAATTTGAAAATTGCAGGTGATAGAACATTCGATCCTTGGACGATTACTATAATTAATGATGTTGACTTTAAGATTAGAAATGCTTTTGAAAAATGGATGAATTATATGAATAAACACGAAGACAATTCCGGTGAATTGAATCCCGTAAATTACCAAAGAGATATGAAAGTATATCAACTTGGTAAAGCAGGAATTAAAGGTGATATGTCAACCAATGGGGATATGCAAATTCTCAAAGCTTATCAATTTTATGGAATGTTCCCAACTTCCATTAGTGCGATTGATCTTTCTTACGATCAAGCAGATACCATTGAAGAATTTACCGTAGATCTTCAAGTTCAATGGTGGGATGCTTTTGATAAGAATGGAAGTAGTATTCTTGGTTCTGGTAATTCTGAAGAATTTAATAGCACTTCAACTAGTGCAGAAGCAGGAATAACTTTCCACTAACCTGAAGATAATTTAGTAGTGACTAAATAGTAGAATAAGGACAATAACATTACTATGGCAAAACTGTTTGGTTTTAAGTTTGAAGACAATAGGGAGAAACAATCCAAAAAGGTTATTTCTCCCATTCCTCGTAATGAAGAAGATAAATCAGACTTTTACATTTCAAGTGGATTCTACGGTCAGTATGTAGATATTGAGGGTGTTTATAAGAGTGAGGCAGATTTAATCCGAAGATATCGTGAGATGTCTTTACATCCAGAATGTGATAGTGCGATTGAAGATGTTGTAAATGAAGCAATTGTATCGGACTTGAACGATTCTCCAGTAGAGATAGACCTTTCAAATCTTCCTGCTTCGGATAAACTAAAAGATATTATCCGAGATGAGTTTAGGTATCTCAAAGAAATTATGGACTTCGATAAGAAGTGCCACGAGATTTTTAGAAATTGGTATGTTGATGGAAGAATCTATTATCATAAAGTAATTGATTTCAACAAACCATCAGATGGTATTAAAGAAGTAAGATATATTGATGCTTTAAAAATTAAATATATAAGAAAATTAAAAAAAGATAGTAAAGATGCTTTTGGTACTGAATATAGAAAAATTGTAAATGATAAAAATCAAATTGATTTTGGTAATCAAGAGATTGAAGAATTTTATATGTACGACCCAAATGTTGGGTCATCACAAAATGCTACTTATAGAGTATCGGATGTAAATAATGTAAAAATTGCAAAGGATGCAATTGTATATGTTACATCTGGTCTTGTAGATAGAAATAAGCAAACAGTACTTTCATTTCTCCATAAGGCAATCAAAGCACTCAATCAATTAAGAATGATTGAGGATAGTCTTGTGATTTATAGACTATCAAGAGCACCAGAAAGAAGAATATTTTATATTGATGTTGGTAATCTTCCTAAGATTAAAGCAGAGCAGTATCTGCGTGATGTTATGAACCGTTATAGGAATAAACTTGTATATAATGCAGATACTGGAGAAATCAAAGATGACCGCAAGTATATGGCGATGCTTGAGGACTTTTGGTTACCAAGAAGAGAAGGTGGTAGAGGAACTGAAATCACAACTCTTCCTGGTGGTCAAAATCTTGGAGAACTTGCTGATATTGAGTATTTCCAAAAGAAACTTTATGATTCTTTAGGTGTTCCACCAACAAGACTTGCTGCAGAAGGTGGATTTAATCTTGGTCGTTCATCTGAAATTTTAAGAGATGAATTGAAATTTACTCGTTTTGTTGGAAGATTAAGAAAAAGATTTTCTCAAATTTTTATTGATTTACTTAAAACTCAATTAATTCTTAAAAATATTGTATCACTAGAAGATTGGAATGTATTATCCGATCACATTCAGTTTGATTATGTTTATGATAATCATTTTTCTGATTTAAAGAAAAATGAATTGATGAATGATAAGTTGGGTGTTGTTGCTGCGATGGACCCGTATCTTGGTCGTTATTTTTCTGCAGAGTATGTAAGAAGAACAATTCTTGGACAAACTGATACTCAAATAAAAGAAATTGACGCACAAATGAAAAAAGAAATCAAAGATGGAATTATTTTAGACCCAGCAGCAATGATGAACCCAATGGGTGCTGCAGGTGCTATGGGTGCTCCACAAGACCCAAATGCACTTGGAGCAATGCCTCAAGAACCAGGTTTAACTAATAGTCAAACAGGTGTTGATTTGGGGTCTGCTGGGGAATTATAAATAACTTTAGTTAAAAATTATTATAACTATGGACGATTTAATGGATATGATTCTAACTGACGAATCCCCTTCGGAAGTCAGTGATAAGATTAAAGAAATTCTTTTTGCAAAATCTGCAGAAAAAGTTAATGAAGTAAGACCAGAAGTTGCTGCAAGTCTCTTTGGTGAAATCGAGGACAATCAAGAATACGAGGATTGATAAGTGAATGAATTTGAAGCAGACTATAATGATTTATCTGATTTCTTTTCAACAGTAAGTACTGGAAAAAAAGTAATTAAAGAAAAAAAAGAATCTTTGATTGGAGATTCTTTTGATGAACTTTTTTTGTCTGCTTTAAATGAAGAAATCACTCCAGAAAAAAAGAAAAAGGTACAAGGACAAAGAACAGTTAAAGCATTTAAGGAATGGTTATATTCAGAGACACCAAAACAACAACACGAAATAATTGAAGATATAATTGAAGGGTCTTTAGATGAAGTTTATGAGGTTCTTGAAGAATATAAAGAAAAACCAAGAAATGAACTGATTGAAAGGTCATTAGGTCTTCTTGCAGAACCTTCGGATGTTAAACAGCAAAATGACCCATTAACTCCATTAGACCAAAAGTTTGCAACACTTGATGATTTACAAAATCATTATAGACTTTTTCTTTCTCGTATTCAACAACAACTCTCCACATTAGGTGGTGGTGGTGAAACTCGTCTAAGATATTTGGATGATGTTGTTGGTGTTGCAACAAATTCCGATGCTTATGATGGTAAGTATCTACAGTGGAACTCAGCAACAAATACTGCAGAATTCGTAACAGTAATTGGTGGTGGAGGTCAGGGAACTCAAGGAATTCAGGGAATTCAAGGAACTGGAGGATTGCAAGGTCTTCAGGGCATTGCAGGGTCTGGTTCTCAGGGAGTTCAAGGTATTCAGGGAACTGGTGGTACTCAAGGATTGCAAGGTCTTCAGGGCATTGCAGGGTCTGGTGCTCAAGGAGTACAAGGAGTTCAAGGAACTGGAGGAGTACAAGGTCTTCAGGGCATTGCAGGGTCTGGTGCTCAAGGAGTACAAGGAGTTCAAGGAATTCAGGGTACTGAAGGAACTGGAATTCAGGGAATTCAGGGTGCTGATGGGTC